TTTGTATTAAAGTTACCGAACCAACGGCGCTGGTGCCAGAAACACCCGTTACTTGAATGTCGGCTTCTACACTAACAGTGCCAACAGCACCCGTACCCGCGACACCCGTAACCGAAACGTCAGCGGGAACATTGCCAAAACCAGCAATGGAGTTGTTAGCTAGTGGGGCAAACCCTAACATCAGCTAGGCTCAGTGGGCCAATCACTGTTGTTACCCTCCATGTCAGCATAGGCAAGATTAGGCCAGTTGGCATGGGCAGTAATATCACGCAGTGCTGTACGGTAAGTAACCCATGCAGACGGTACAGAGCCGCCAGCTTCTAGTGCTTTTGTTACAACCCAATCACAACTCGCCAGCCGCCTGTCACGCTCTGCCCTGTTGCGTGTTGCTGTCGCTGCGTTAGCCGCTGTTACCACAGCCGCACGTTCCTCAGAGGTCATGTCTGTGACACGGCGCGTGTAGACTTTGCCGTCTGATAAATAAGGCGTGACTGCCTCGTTCTTCTGTGTGGCACTATCGTAAGCTAGGAACACAACCACTTCTGCACATGAGTTAGCCGCAAGCCAATCAGCATCAGGACCAGCTTTAGGGAATGAAGTGTTGGGGAATAGCGACTTGTGGTCTGCTATCTCACCTACTGTACTACCACTTAATCGTGCTATCTTCATGTCTACCGTCCTTTATCTGCAAATGGTTCTGTGGCAGGGGTGAAATTGCTGGTGTAACGGGCCATTCGTGAAATACGAAAATCATCTATGTAACCACCAAAATAATAATTACCATCATAATTAACACCGATTGCTAAATGCCCCCATGTATAATCAGTGCTGTCTGAAGCCGTTAAAACAGCGGTTCCATCTGCATAAAAAGTAGAGGTCGTTCCATTTCGAACAAAGGCTACATGATACCAAGTATCATTAGCTGCTGGGCCTGCTGATCCATGCCACGCATTACCGCCATTCCCGTAAAACCAACGCCATCTACCACTCCTTATTTCCAAGGCGGGGCCTTTAACTGCGCTGTTTACCCAACCGTCAGCAATTTGAAAAAATCCTTGGTTATCACTTTTATCATTAATCCTAACAAAGCACTCTACAGTAAAGTTCCCTGTTCCAAACGGTTCTATTATGCACTTACCATAGTCGCCAGTATTTGTACCTCTAAGAACAAACGAAGAATCTCCAAACTTTGCTTGAGCTGTACTTAGTTTAGCCTGTCCTTGTAACGTCAGATTATTCTGTGCAGCACTGTCAATTGCCTGACCATTTTTAAAGTTCAACAACAATTCTGTGTTAGAGATTGCAGTCAGTGGGGCCGTTGGTACAGTGTACGTTGAGCCAGAGTATACAGCCGTGCCTTTCACCAAACGTACATCACAGTAAATACCTTCAGCACCGTAGCCGTAGACACCTCCCGTACCAAATTGTCCAATTACTGTAGGGCCAGTGGAATTTGCCATAGCACCAGATCGTGTTTCACTGGTTGCTAAAATACCATTAGCATAAATTTTGTGAACGTTTCCAGCGCGAACATAAGCTAGATGATGCCATTCGTTTAAGTTATATTCTGGCGTACCCGAAGTAGCCAAAAGATGTGCGGCAGTGCCGTCCGCCGTGTAATATAAAATAAGCTGTTTATTAGACATTCCTAAAGTAAATGTACTGCTTAAATTTTGCCCACTGGTCCCACTGCCAAGATGATAATTATTTACTGCAATAGGATATATCCAATACTCCCAAGTAAAATCACCTGTACCTAGTTGCGCCCATGTGCCTGTTGCTATCTCTACAGAATTAGTAGCACCTAACTGTGAGCTTGCCCCGTTTGTCCCTGCACTATACACACTGCTGGTCAGGAATGGGCCAAATGCTGTTACGGCTGGATTGCCTGTTGGTGTTAATGTGTGAGCAGAAGCAGAGTTATCAACGAACCTGTTTGATTGGCATGTTAGTAGTTTGGTGTTGGTGACGGCTGTGAGGGGGGCTGTTGGTGCAGTAAAATTACTTGTGTATAAAGCTGTGCCGTTGACTACCCTAAAGTTTGAAATAAACCCATTCATGGCTGTAAAATAACCTTCTCCTCCATACCCTATAGTAGTAGCTACATTGCTAAATGTTATGTTTGTGCTGTTACTGCCAGTACCAGCTTGAGTGCCGTTAATAAACCAATACCATGTACTTGAATTTCTTACAAAAGCTATGTGGTTCCATGTGCCGACTGTTATATCTGTAGTTGAATTTAAAGAAAGATTGCCCGAACCATTTAAAGCGTTTATATGAAGTTTTGGAGTCGCACCATCTAAATACATTACAATTTTAGGAACAGGGTTCGCACCTGTATTCGTAGAATAAATACCTTGTATGCCAGAAAGGTCTCTTAAAAATACAAAAGCCTCAACTGTAAAAGACCCTGTGCCAAAATTAAAATCACTACTGTATGCAATGGTAAGATAATCATCCCCATCAAACGACACACCCCATTCACCATCTGGCCTTGCAAATGGCCCAAAGCTGCCTTGGGCTGGATTGCCGTAATTGCTCAAAGAACGGCTTTGCCCACTACCGTCCTCAAACGCATTGTTTACGCCGTTGTTACTGCCCTCAAAGTGAGACAGAAAACTAACACGATTGAACTCATCGTCAGAGGCACCGCCAGCATCCGTACCAGCCGCGCCGTAAAAAACACTATCAAATGATCTAGGCAATGGCTGTTCCTCCCAAGAAGCCATAGTATGTTGTGCCGCCATCGCGGGTAAAAAATGCGTATGCCTGTAGCTCATTAGCACCAGCAGCATCAGGGGCAGAGCCGCCAGCCCAATCAACCGTGTTAGGCCATGTTATTGCAACGGCTGAACTGTGTTGCGTTAGAAACAGAGTAAAGCTAAATGCCGTTCCAGAACCGGGAGGATTGCTAAATGCAAATGTAGTAGCTTGATCCATCGTCAAAGAAAAAGACGTGCCCGTTGCTAGGTCAAGTGTAACTGTGGATGCAGCACTCGACGCAACATATGTCTCTTGATAAGTGGTAGGCTTTACTGCACCTGTAACGGTTGCACCTGTGGCTGTTGTGGCAAGTTTAACTGCATTGTCGTAGTATAAAGAAACTGCACCTGTTTCAATAAAAGTCGCTAAAGAAGCATCCGTGGTACTATTAACATTAAGCTGATTTGCCTTTAAAACAAGAATACCTGTTCCGCTGTCTTTAATATAGCTATTAGACCCATCGTGATACACCTGCAAATCTGCGCCAGCACCAAAAGTAGCTTTGGCATTGTCTGAAAATATCAAACTGTCTGCACTACTATCCCAAACAACATTCCTAGCAGCCGTATCGCCGTGCAAGGTAACGTCATAGCCTTGGTCGTTAGCGCCTACAGTAAGAGTGGCATCTAGTTGAACTGCGCCATCAATATCCACAGCATCAAGGTTTGTTGTGCCGTCTACGTCTATGTCACCGCTAATATCAAGCGAAGCAAAAGTTCCCACGCCTGTTGTGGTGATGTTGCTTGCCCCATTATTAATAGCTCCAAATCCAGAAGTTATTGAACCTGAGTTTAGTGCGCCTGTCGTGACAATGTTTGAACTTCCTGCCGCTGGTGCTGCGGCAATATCAGACAACACTTCTGAAGATGACCTACCCTCAATAGCCGTGCCATCCACTCGCAAGAAATCATTATCAGCAACACCGCTAGTAAACTTAGGCACGTTGTTGTTTGAAATTCCCGTGTCTAAAGTAGCAGTGGCTGTTACTGCGGTGCCGTTTAATGTTATAGCGTCAGCTTCTAATGTGCCATCAAAATCTCCATCTACAGCATCAATGTTACCTTTGAAAACGGTGGCACTAACTGTTCCCGTACTTGGGTTGTAAGTAAAGTTGCCATCCATTTCCAAGCCAACATTGCCTGTGCTTGATGTTGCACCCTCTACAAAAGCAATAAGGTTTTCTTCGTTTGTACTTTCATTGTCAGTAACTAAAACGTGAGCAGAATTAGTTGCGTTTGTGACTGTTGTGCCTGCAATAACTGTAGCTAAAGCCGTGCCATTAACTGTGATTGCATCAGCTTCTAATGTTCCATCAACGTCAACGTCACCGCTTATGTCTAATGAAGCAAATGTGCCAACACCTGTAGTGGTTAAAGAAGTAGCCCCATCATTAACAAATATATCCGCCGCAGACGCCGTGATAAACACCTCACCGCTACCGCTAAGATTAATAGCGTTATCCGAATTAGAGCTTTCCGTGACATTCCGTGTGAGCGTTGTGCCGCTAGAAGTAAAAACGCCACTTCCTATTTCAAAGTTAGTGCCGTCTTCAATCGTATACCGAACCGTTTGACCGTTGGTAATTCCCGCCTGTGCAAACGTTTGATACCCTGACAGGGCGCTGCCCAAGGTAATCGTTCCAGTACCCGTGGTACTGGTGGACATTTTTGCACGATTTCC